CACCCTCATTTGTTGAATCACTTACAACAGCTCCAGTTGAAATAATTTTACTTATTTTAAACTGATTTATATTAGTAGATGCAATTGTTATTTCAGTACCAACTGGAATATCTACATTTGATAATCCAGATGATATTGGAATTGGCGATGAATCGTTTAACGTATATACAGCAGATTCATCAGCCCCAGAAAGATTTAACGTTACCTTTGCCGTTTGTATTTCTACGGGTGGCGCAATTTCAGATGATTCTAATGAAAAATTATCAAATACTAATTCTTTACTTTGAGAATCAACATTATATTCGTATGGTACAATTACATTATTTACATACTTTTTAATTCGTAAAGTATATACAGGAGATGTTGTGTAAATTGGTTCGGTTGTTCTTATTGAATCATTAATTGTATTAAAAACAACATTTCCGTTTACATCAAATTTATTATAAGAAGTTTCAGTTGGTGTTAATCCACTAGAACCAATAGTATTTTCAGAATACTTTCTAGTTAATACAGCATCTATTTCATATTTTTCATTATTAACAAACCCTTGTTTTTGTACAGTAATTGTATATTTGTTAGAGTTTGCAACTACATCAGCAAGATTTAAAACAACTGTATTTGGTGTTGTTTTAAACGTATTTTCATTGTTAACAAATATTACCGAATTTGGTTTTGATGTTGTTACATAAAAATAAAAATCTTGTGCATATGAAGTAGTTCCAACTAATCTAAAATCGTTTGTAAGAGTAGTTGTTAATCCCGTGCTTGGATTAACTATTGTTGGTTTACCAGAAATATCAATACCACCATCCAGTGTAGGGACAGTATTTAAAAATTCCGCTTCACTTAATGGTTGAAAATTACTTTCTATTTGTATTAATCTTGGCATCTACTTATTACAAGTTTATAATTGTGCTTGGTTTCTTGATAAATATTCCGTTGATGAATCGTTTTCGGTGAAATTATTATTTCTATTCATCACCGCAACACGAGTTGTAGTACCACCACTTCCACCACTATATGTTGGTGGTGGGGTTGGTATGTAATCCGGTTCATTTACAGGAGTAGATATAACTATTGGAGTTTTTGTATCTTTTATTACCGTTGTATCTTTTATCAACTCATCTATCTTATTATCCAAATCTTTTTTAGTTTCAGTTACCGCTGGTTTTTTGAATTCTATTTTAGTTAAAACAGTTTCTTTTTCTTTTGGTTGAATAATAATATCGGATTTAGATGTTATTAAAATTTGCTCAACATCATCTACACTATTGTTTGTAACTTTTGTTATATCCGATGAAATTTTTACATCAGGTTGTAATAAATAGTTTTTCAATACTGATGCTAATATTCTTTGAATATTTGCTTTAATAGTAGCTACATCCAATGATATACTAACTTGTTCAGTTTTTGGTTTACCATAATTTATATCATTTATGTTGGAAATTCTATTTGTAAATTCATACACACAACCTTCTAAAAATTTTGAATGAATTTCAGTTAAAAATTTATCAAAATCAGAAATTTTATATTCATCAACTAATGTAGAAAACCAAGCATCACTATATTTTACTTTAAGATATGTACCTATTGTAGATGGGTTTATTTTTTCAACATATGCAAAAGCCTCATTTATTGTATCTTCTCTAAATTCACCATCTCTTTTAAATAAATCAAATCTTTCTTGTAAGTTTTGTAATATTTCGGGTCTTTGGTTTTTCTTTAATGGAAACAATCTTACTTCTGTTCTTGATGGTGATATTTCAGATATCCAAAGTTTATCGGTAACATAATCGCTACCAATTCTTTTATTTACTAAAGTGATTTGTGTTTTAAAAATTCCATTATCATATCCAGCCTCTCTCAATAATCTTTCAACATCAACAAAATATTCTTTTGGTAACTGATATCTTTGAAAAATAGTTCCATCTGCTATTAATAAATAATCTCTAATGTTTTCCGTAGATAGTGGGATATATCTAACCAATTTACCATCTGATTGTGGTAATTGATTATTATTTACATCATATATTATAAACTCTATGGCATCATTAGTACTTAATCCAAAAAATGAACGTAAATCTCCGTTTTCGAAGATTTGTCTATCTTTCGAATCAATAAGGTATCCCTTATTATTAATGATTTCTTTTATAGTTTGTATAGCCATATCTTATAATTAACTAGAACCTCTGAATTTTTTCAAATACGTTGATAACGATATTGGTGAACCTTCACTTGGTGTTATTTTTAAAGAACCTCTATATTCTCTATCACCGCTTGTACCAACACTATTTTTCGGTTTCTGGTCTCTAATCCAATTTTTGTTTTCAACCAATTTAATCTTTTTAGTTTCACCAGGTGCTAACGTTTGTTGAGTTGGTGCGTTAAAAATTGAAGCCCCATCTAAACTAAACGTAACCGTTATTGTTTTGTTTGTTGTAAAGTTTGTTAATTCCAAAGTAGGTCCGTTAATCCATTCTTCGGTATTTTGATTTGCTCTTGCTCTATAAGCTATATTTGCCAAATCTTTATTTGCAACTTCAAGAATTTTAGCTGAAAATGAGTCACTAACTGCTGCTCCCTCTGCTGCTTTACCTTCTTTACCAAATAGTTGTTCTCTTAGATTAACCAATTCTTGTTCCAATGATTGATTTCTTGCAAATAATGAAACTCTTTGAATAGATTCTATTGTTGCCTTTTGAATAGCATTTTGTAATTCGGTTATAGTTGATGATACTTTTAAATTCGATTGATACGATTGATTTTGAGCAGCTGCCACAACCAATTCTTTAGAATCCAATTCCACTCTTAAACTTTGAGATATAATTTCTAATTCTTGAACTTTTGCTCTTAAATCAGAATTTTCATTATTTAACCTTCTAACTTCTACTCTTAAATCTAATATTGATTGAGTTGCTTCGTTATAAATAGACCTTAAAACAGTATCAGGTAAATCAGGTGCTGCAATTGGAAGAAGTTCAATAATTGTAGTATCAACTGATTTAAGAAGTTCCTCTTCATTATATTTTGGTTTAACCAATTTACCACTTACAACACCATCTTCTAAATTTTTTGAATCAAACAAATGGACACCATATTCGTTTTTGGCAGGTAATGCCAAAGAACCGCTGGTTAATAGTTCTGAAATGAGAACCTCATTTTTAAGTCCTGTGTTATTATTCATATTACTTTTTTACTACACTAAATGTATAATCCCCATCAAAATATTGGATACTTCCATTTGATTCAATTTTGAATTCAATCTTATATACTCTATCAGCTTCCCAATTTGATAAGTTTAATTTAATGTAGTTTCCATCACTATCACAACTAATCTTTGAGTAATCCGAAAAAGGTATAATGATATCATCAGAAGCAAAATCTTTTATTTGATAATAAGATGTTTCAGGTAGATATTTTATATTATTATATTGAAATGTTGTTGAAAAAGTTTTTAATGGATACCTTTCTCTACCAAATATTCTTAATGTTGGTGTTGCTTCTAACTTGTATTCCGTTTTGAAGTTTTTTATTCCAACAATAATATCATCAACTACCAATTCGGATAAAGAACCAGTTGAAAATATTTGGTCATCCCAACCTATTCTTATTTTTGGTTGGTGTATTGTATTGGTTTCTTTACTAAATAGTTTTATGATACCATAATCTTGCGTATCATTCTCCTTAGAATCTGAATGCTTTAGTATAATACCATCATTTTTTAAAGAACCACTCATCCATGCTTTAAGCACGTTTTTAACATCCATTTGTATATCGGATGTTTGATAATTAAATGATTGAGTAGAACCACTAGTCAAATACCAAGTTCCCCCAGTACCATTGTTAGGATTTGCATCACTTCCAACTTCTAATGTATTTTCTAACCAATCTAATTTTGAATCACCTTCTCTATAATTCCAAGTAACACCAGCGGTTGATATATCATCAAACCTAGTACCCTTACCCATTTCCCAACTACCACTTATTGGAAATGCATATATTGTATATTCCAATGGAATTTCTTCACTTTGGGCTTCTCTTAAAATTAAATTAGCTTCTTGAAGTTTAATAGTTCCAGTTGATATAGATGATGATATATAACCAACATCAAATTTTATAAGAGCTCTTGATACGTCTTTTATCGTACCATAGTAAACTTTACTTATTTCTAATATCTCATCAAGCCCTGCGTTTTGGTTAGGCTGTTGTAGGTATATCGATGCATCTTTTGATGCTGTCATAAAATAGTATGCCATTATCTTGCCCTCCCTTTAATATCTGAATCAGGAAACTTAATTTCAAAAACTGATGGGTCTAATGATGGATATATAATCTTACCTTTAGTTGCCGCATCTATATTATATGAGTTATTTGTATAATTACCTCCACATTTATTTATAATCTTAACCATAGGAACTGATGATACTCCCTCAACATTTGCCAATGCTAACTCAACTTCACTAAGATTAATAGTGTGGTTAAAACTCCACTTATCCATATTAAAATAATCTTTTAGTTGAGATATACATTTTGCAACAACTTCACTTTTATTATAATTTGGATAGCAAATTACTTCAAACTCAATTCCAATGTTTATAATAAATCCATCATTTATATTAATACCATCGGTTAAAATTCTATATTCGTTTAGATATGTTTTTAAATTTTCTTTAACTGCTCTGTTTAATTGAGTCAATCTACCAGCATTATCATATCCCAACAAATAAAGGTTTATAGCAAACGGATTATTTTTTTCATTTTCATTTGAAGTTTTTCCAATTAAAAACTTTTGAATTTCATCCTTTACACTTTGTGTATTTGGTTCTTCGCTATCTGGTTTATTTACAAAACTCATTACCAAATCGGTAAACTCTTGTAATGTATTTGGTGATGCAAGAATAGATGATGGTGAGTTATTATCCAATGTACCATCAGCAGTAGCGTATGCTTTAGCAATACCACCAAACCTAGCAGGCATAGATAATGCTCTAACTTGATAATCCTTTGCGGTTACTGCTCTATTTTGTGAACCAAAATTTGCCAAAGCATTTTGTCTAATTTCTTCAATAGTTTCACCACCTCTACCACCAGTAGCTGGGATTTCATTATCTACTGCCAAAGAGTTTTTGACTGTATTATATAATATTCTTTCTTGTACAGTAAATTTAGTTAAATCTTCTTCGTATTCAACTCCATTTAATCTAGTCAATGTACCCTTAGCTACATTTGATACAATACCACCACCTACAAAATACTTTACAGTTAATGTTGTATTAGCTGGTGATACTCCATATGTTTTGGTTTTTAAAAAGTTAGTAGGGTCAAATGATTCTTCTAATCTACTAATTGAATTTGGTAAACCCAATCCAACATTTTTCATATTTGGTATAAGTAATTCATCGTTTGCCGATGGGTCACCTACACCGAATTGTATAGTTGTTGTACTATCAGGATTTACTAAAGTTGTGAATCTTTTTGATGTCTTTATAGTTTTTAAAACATAAGGTACAGTGGATTTAAATTGATAAAGGTCTTGGTCATTTATTTCCGTATTTGGTTGCTCTATGAATATAGTTTCTTGTGCTAAATAAGGAACTTCATACCATTTATTACCATTATCATCCCTAACATCATATATTTGAATTATATTTGTATCAGATAAATTAATTTTTCTGAATGATTCATATGAACCAAAATCAAAAGTTTGAGTTACTTCTTCCGCAGAAATTGCAGATACTTGTTTTTTAACTAAATAAAATGTTGGTTCTCCAGTATTTGAATCTCTTTGATATACCGTTATTTCTCTATTCGAATCTTCTGAAAAATCTACAACATCCGTTGTTCTAAATAAAACTTTTGGACTTGTAGTGGATTCAACTCTCATACCTTCTTTTACTCTCAAATAATACATAGAGTCAGGTTGATTACCAGGACCACTACCAATAGAAGGTACTAATTGATATAAAGAAAGAGTTGTTATCGCAGGTGATGTTACTTTTGGTTTATATCCCATAAATTGAGATAAAGCCAAAACACTTTGAGTATCTTCAGCGTATGCTAAAAAAGATTCTTTAAGTGTATCATCTACATAATAAGATAGTGAATCACCAACATATGATGCCAATTCAATAAACATCATACCAGGTGAAGTTTCATTGAAATCCGAATAAGTTTTTGGAAAATAAGCTTTTGTAAATTCTATTAAATTTGCACGAAAGCTAGCAAAATCTTTATTAAGATACTTTATATCCTTACCTCTATTTGTAAAATTGTTATTTGATGTGGTTAATGCCATTTTTGTTATATTGTAAAGCTTACGCTATTTAAATCAACCTCATTTCCAACAGTAAATGATAAAGATATACCAACTCTGTTCGAATCCTTTAGTTCATTTGATTGTTGTACGTTTATTTCTTCTATATTAATATATGGTAACCAAGTTTGAATAGCGTCTGTAATAGTTTGCTCTATTTTTTCTGCTAACGTATCATCATTAAAATCAAAAAGAAGTTCTTGCAAACCGCTTCCTAAATTTGGTTGCATTACTCTTTCTCTTTTCTTAGTTAATAACAAATTTTTTATATTTGTTTTAACCTGGTCAATAGTTTTAAAAGATTGATTAAAGGCAGTATTTCCAATCTGGATAGGTAGTGTTATACCAATCGCATAATCTTCAAATTCTTTTAAATCTTTAACCTTTCTCTGTCCTAATACTATTGCCATTACTTCTTAAATCTTTTTACCAATTCGCTATAATCTCTATTGAATGCTTTATCTAATTCAGCCACACCGGTTTGTACACCCAATCCAGTTCTTTTACCACCCATATCACTATATCCCATTTTAGCTGCCATTTGAGCTCTTAAATCCGGTGCAATACCAGTTGACATAGGTACATTAGAAGAATCGAAAACCATAGTAGATTCGGATACTTCATATGGAGAACCAGCGTATTGCATTCTGGTTTCGTTTAGAATATCGTTAATCATACCATTTTTGGTGTAAACTTTCTTTTCTACGTTTTCAATTATAGTATCTTCATTACCTAATATAGCCTTAGCCATAGATAAGCTACTCTCAGCTTTTTTGGGTTGAGATACTTTATTTTCAGCCAAAATTCTCTTAACTTCCATTTTAACACTTTCTTTTATTAATTTTGGAAGTGTTTCTTTAAGTTCTTCTTTTATGAGAATTTGAATTGCTTTTAACAATTTATCTGTATTCATAATAGTTTATCTTTGTTATGTTTATAAATATTTGGATAAAGTATTTTTGCGTTTTAACTCCACAGCGTAGGGTCTTTCTGCAACTCTGTCCAATATAATTTGAATTTTTTCATTCTATCAGCCAATCCATTATACCCACCATTAATCCTTTTACTTATAACTTTTATGGTAGTTTCGCTTGAATTAACTGCTTTAGCATCTAATTTATTTGATTTCCAAAACATACAGGCCGTATCTGCAAAGTACCGAGTTGCAACTATTGTTGGGTTATTTTCAAAATCTGCACCAGCAACAGGTCCATACTTTTTATAATTAGCCCTACCTGTTAATTGTACATATCCTCTACCTTTGTAACGTTTACCATCTCCAGTTTGGGTATTTCCCAAATCTTTTCTACCCTCATAAGCCGCTCCAGAAGCAATTTCTTCTTTGTATATCCATACACCAGACTCATGTGCACATTGAGCTAATAGGTGTGCTCTTTGAATCGCAGTTCTACCAACACCATATTTTCTCATAGCAACAACCATCTCAGGTGGAACTTTTACGTTTGTTTTATAATTAGGAACCTGTTTAATATCATCATCGATTGGTTCTGCTTCAGTTGGGGTTGGTTGATTTTCAGCATCTTCAATTAACGCAGCTTCTGCTGATTCTATTTGACTGGGTGTGAATTCTTCATCACTTTCAAAAGCCATAGCCGTTGCTTCGTTTATATTA